CACGATGTTGTCAAACAAAATAGATGCCGTCTTTAACTCATCCGCATTGTTTCCAAGCCCTGACTGGTCTTTGATTCCCAGAAGCATAGGTGATGTGATGCGGTGGGCAACCATCAGTTTCTGCGTTGACTCTGAAGAGAGGAATTGGTATTGGTTATGAGCATCCGACAACTGCACCGGATCAATGGTAGCAGCTAATTCCTTATTGTCGTTGAAAGCAAGGATAAACTTGCCCGCATTCGATGATCCGCTAAACTTATTAGCGATCTGCATCTCCACCTGCCTGCGTTCCTCTTCGCTCGGTACTCCGTTATTGAAATTGATCAGCATGCTCGGAGCAAGGCCATTCTGCACATTATTGATGTGGTAGTTGGCGATCTCCTCCTCAAGTTCTGCATAGGGCAATCCACCCTGGTAATCTACCGGGGAGTAGTAATAGAATCCTGCTCGGTAAGGCTTCACGTAAAGGATCTCGATCCCCTCTTTGCTTGTACCGAATGCCGGAATACGCACAGGCTGCTCTCTGCGGCTTGCTACATCCTCCCATGACTTTGCATAGTAGTACCCTTCGATCTCTCCCTCATCATTACAACGCTCTGCACGCAACGTCTCAACCGGGAGGTGATGCACCTCCGTGATCGTGTTATGATCCACCGAGTAAATGATCTGGAAAGCACATTGCCCCATCATCTTGTAATCGGCTACTGCTCTCCGGACTGTGTCCTTGGTCAACAGACCACGCATAGCAGCATACTCGCTCGGCTTACGAGCAGAATCCGTAGCATCCAGACCTTTGCCGTAAATGAAGTCAATTACGCCATTGATAAGGGCATTGTTGGTTGGTGATCCATTATACCGATCGATCAGGTACTGAAAGTAATTGTTGTCCTCTCCGTACTCTACCCAATCCTTGCCCTGTACCTCTTTGACTACCGGAGTAGTGTAAGAGGATAGGTTTACTATGTGAACTTTAGATGATGATGTATTCATTGTCGTATGTTGTTTCCTCTGTGTATACTCCGGCATTTACCGTGAACTTCGGGTAATTGGTCTGATCTGTGCAGAATACCCGATCTCGGTAAATTAAGTTACCATCGTAGATCACCTTGAATCCATAGAAGCGATTAGCCACAAGCGTAAAAGTAGCACGTAATTCCATAAACCCATTTGCTTCTGTAATCGTAGGGTTGATTACGGCCGTTGTATTCGTGCTTTCATCGGTAAGATATACCATGACTCCATCCAAGTCGTTTACCTCTGCCTGAACGCATGCAGATGCCTCTAAAATACCAGAATCCAATATCACACGCTCAAAATATAGTTCAAGATCCTCCGAAGAGTAAACAAACTGCCGAGGTATAATAGTGATGACCTGGGGCGATGCCGATACCTGTAGAATATGCATTTCAATTAAATAACCGCAGAGAAAGTTTTTGTCATAAAAAAAGGGGGCTTTCGCCCCCTCTCCATCCATATACATAGCATTCCGTTCAATACTATGTTGCAAATATATGCTATGAATTCGTACCTACAACAATCGTGTCGGTAGCACCTGCAAGTCCTGCAAACGGATTCGCAAGAGTTGCACCCTGAATGAAGTTAGCAGGAAGTTGTTCCTGCGCTTCCATTACAAGCGTGTACCCGGACAGATCACCCATAGCAGCACCCGTTACGATGGTACCGCCTGTTACTTCTGCTCCGTAGTTCTTACCCATCAAGAAGGCATTGCCATTGTAATCCTGGATGACTACATAGGGGCGACCATAAGCAAGCAACTTCAATTCCTTGTTGTCCTCCTTGGTGAGTTTAGTCAAAGTCAGGTTCAGCGTCTGCGTGAAGAAGGTAGTACCATTCTCACGGCTCGAGTTGAACGTCTGATCAAAAGATGAGTTGCCCTTCACCAGGTATTGGTAAGCAGAGAACGTACCGCTAATGTCGGTAACCTCATCGTTGGTAAGAGTAACGCTGGTAAAGTCGCCAAAGTCTACAAAGTACACGGCATAGATGCCGCCTACTACGTCTTTACATGGAACTTTCCGCCCTTTAGTTAAATCGCAAGCCATTGTTCGTTTTTTGAATTAAAAAAGGGGGCGGGGCAGAACCCACACCCCCTCGTGGTTTAACTTATGTAATCGGATTAAGAGTAGAGAACTACGTCAGTTCCGATTCCGTACTGAACACCTGCGAAGAAGCGCAAGATCACACGGATGTTGTCTGATCCATCGAGGTCAGCCATGTCAAGCAGTCGAACTTCGTTGCGCTCGTTCAAAAGACCGGTGCCGAAGTACAGGTTCGAAGATTGAGCAGCGACCATCTTGTTAGAAGGCAGACCATTCACCATAGCAACACGGATGCCGTCAAAGAACAAAGGCTCTGAGCCGTACCACATGGTGCCCTTATTGTCAACACCATTAGCACCAACACCAGAAGCACCGAATCCACCAAGAGCACGTACGTAGGCCTTAGCAACGTTTTGCGGAACGTAGATGGTCAAGTCCTCCTTGCCGTAAAGGGCAGCGGGGATAGCGTCTACAACCTTGCCGAGTTCCGTGATGACATTGCTCGCAGTTACCGTGGTAGCCGTTACGTCAACAACGTCAGAGTCAGCAGCCATCAAAGACAGGAATCCGGAGAATTCACCAGCAGAGGCATGGTTACCATTCCAGATGTTCTGCTCGATCTTCTGGGCAGTCTTGGCAGCAACGTGGGCGATCAAGAAGTCAGCAAAAGAAGCAGGGATGCTATCGTAAGCAGAGAAGCCCATTTGGCTACCGATCCATGAATCGTAGTAGTCCTTCTTACAGAGTTGCAGGTTAACCTGGAACGGCTCAACCTCGAGAACTCGGTCGGTCAAAGTCAACGTAGACGTAGCATCAAAGTCGCAAGTAGCGTCTTTTACGATGTCGTTGGTGTTAACCTTTTGCAGGGTGGTTTTGAAGTTTACGTTGGGCAGGATCTCAACGAGTTGCTTGTCCAGCGTGTCTGCGCTCAAAAGAGCAGCAGAGATGTACTTGCTGGCAAATTGGCCAGCGTACGAAGTGGTGATTGAAGTGGTCGTAGCCATTTTCGGGTTTTATTATTTATTAAGACGTGCAAGGACTCGGTCAATCGACTTTTGCGGGCGATTAAATTCTACCTTGTTGACTTGCTTTTTCTCGGGGTTGTGTTTGATGGGTTTAGCAGCACTCTGCGAAGAGAACTTCTGCTCAACAGCAGCCATCTCTTCTTTTTTGGCGTAACTACCCATCTCCTCACGCATTGCTTTCATTTCCTCACGCATCATTGCAATCTCTTCGAGAACTTTCTCAACGACTGCAGCAACGTTAGGCATTTCCTCTTTTACCTCGACTTCTGCGAGTTCAGTAGCAGGCTCTTCAGAAGAGGCCTCAACCTCGATCTCAACGCTTGCTTCTTCTTCGGCAGCAGCCTCTTTAATTTCAGCGATTACTCCCTCTTCAGCGATCACAAGAATGCGACCATCTGCAAGCAAGTGCTCACCCACAGGAGCAGGAACACGATCTTCGCCACTTACGACAAAGACCTCATTGCCTGCTTCAAATGCTTCAGCCTCCAGAACGGCTCCGTTCTCAAGGGTCATTTGCTCGAACTTAACCTCACGAACGGAGGCCAACTCGGCAAGGATTCGGTTTAGAATAGAATTTGCTTTCATATCTAACTAAATAAAATTGATTAAGTGAATTGTTACATTTTAGGGATTGATGATCACATCACCTTGGTTCACCAGAGATCCAATGCCTTGTGCCGGGAGTGATCCATCGCAGCACTTGCGTGAGTAGGTGTTATTCTTGCACAAGCATCCTCTGTTCCCTCCTCTTGGTGAGGATACCGGAAGTTTCTGTGGTCGCATCATATCTCTCCGAGTTCTTTTAGTTTGGATGCTGCCCACCTTTTACCAGCAAGCCCTCCCCATAGCAAGTAACTGATCGTGCCGCAAGCATTCATGTCATTCTCATCATAGTACTCCTCGGCTCTGGACAGGTACGAATGCATACGCTTGATGGTCTCCACGCTGATGGGCTTTCCTTGAGCCAACTGCTGCGCTCTCACCTTTCCGACCGGAGTTGCACACTTGTTGTTGTTTTTGTCATTCAACTCAATACCATGCCTTGCGTTGTTCCGGACTCCAGATGGGTAATCCGAGTATGACTCTAATTCAGTGCGTTTACCCGACTTTTTGCGACCATCTCTCTTAATGATCCCCACGATCTGCGACAGGAGTAAAGCAGCCTCTTGCTCCTCGATCTTCTCCAATTCCTGATTGCTGAAGTTCATCCGATCCACAAAGTACCCTTCGATGCTGAATCCCTTGACCTTTCCTGTCTTTACCCAGCCATCCCAGATCTCCGGATTGTTCACCTTCATCGAAACCATCCACGTGCCTACCGGAAGGTCAAACCCATACTTGCGACTTTTATCATGAGTCTCGTCCTCGATGATCCACGACTCCACCACCGTGAGTCCGTTGATTCCCACCTCATGCTCCAAGGTGGCGTTGTTTTGTTTTGCTTTCTGGAAAAACAATTCACTCGCCTTCCGGATAGTTCCCTCGCTGAAGTATACGTAAAATTCGTTCTCTCCATCCACTCGGTAAATGGGTTTATTCGGAACAAGAGCCGCCCCCATGAGGATTCGTTTCTCTTCGCTCTGCGTTGCGAATTCTACCCTTTGAGAATTGAGAGCAATGAAGTCCTCCTCAATAGCAGGATGCTCCACCAGAGAGATAGCATCGATGCCTGTCAAGGCCATCGACTCGTCAAGTATTAGTTCAATTAGT